CCGCCAACCCTACCAAAGTCTGCCATCTCCGTTGCCAGTGATCAGGCCGTGATTCGGTGCGGTGCATACATGACACTTCCAAGGTATGAGGCTGTCACTTCCCGTCTGGTGATCGAGGCTGCCCTGCGAGAACTAGGCATCCCCTGCACGACGTCCCAGGGGGTGTTCTGGGGCCAGTGTATGCAACGCATGTTTCAGGAGGCTGTTGACGCCGACCTGGACTGGATCCTGTCAATCGATTCGGACAGCCTGTTCGCCTCAGAGCAGCTGAGCCTGCTGTGTGACGTGTTCGCGCAGACTCCGGAGGCGGACGCGATGGCCGCACTGCAATGCCGCCGCGGATCTCCCTATCCGCTGATGACGACCGGATCCGTAGTGGACACAACAATTCAGATCCACCGCAATCAGCCGCTGAAAGTGACCACGGCGCACTTCGGGTTGACGCTGTTCCGCGTCGACGCATTGAAGCAAGTCGCCAAGCCGTGGTTCGTTGCGCGGCCGGACACGGAGGGCAACTGGACGGACGAGAGGCTGGACGATGACATTTGGTTTTGGCATCAGTGGCGACTGGCCGGCAAGACGATCTATGTGGCTCCGCAGGTGTCCATCGGACACCTGGAAGAAACTGTGGCAGTGTTCGACGCTGACTGTAACCCCCAGCATTTATACGTGCACGAATGGCGAGAGCAGAACCTGACGACGGCGAAGAAATCATGATTGAATTTATCCGAGGCTGGCAAGGCATCGCAAAGGGCACACGCAACATCGTGATGGCCATTGGCCTGATGCGGACACTGGTACAGCATGGAGTGGCAAAATGGGTCGTGAACGAGCGTACGGAATCCGTGGCTATACCAGTCCCGACACCGACTACGAGGGTCGAGACCGGGCCGTCATCAGAACGTGGACGACAACAGTCGAGCCAACGACGGAACCGCTGACGCTGGCGGAACTGAAGCTGCGCCTGCGGATCACTGAGTGCGACGATGACGTTGAGCTGGGCCAGATCCTGACGTACGCGCGAAAGCAGGTGGAAGCAGATGCATATCGGCGGCTGATCACGCAGACGGTGGCCGGCACGATGGACACGTTTTTTGACGTCCGTGAGATCGAGCTGCGACTGGCTCCGGTCAGCAGCATCACGTCCATCACATACGTGGATCAGGCTGGGGCAACGCAGACGTTTGCGTCGTCGCGATATCACGCAGACATCACCAGCACGCCGCCGCGGATTATTCTCAAGACGAACGAGCAATGGGAACTGACGGAGTGGAATACGCCGAATGCGATCACAATCACGCTGGTGGCGGGGTACGGCGCGGCGTCGACGGTCCCGGCGGCTGCCAAGCTGGCGATTGTTGAGTATGCAAGGTCGGTTTGGAACGGGTGTGAAGGGGCGACAGCGACTTACCAGCGGTTGGTGAGTTCGCTGCAGTGGACGGCGTATCACAGGGTGATGGCATGAAAAAGATGATTAAGGCGGACAATCTGTGGCGGCCGATGGCCGCACTGTTGCACATAGACCCGGCAGAACTCAGAAAAATGACGAAACTGACGATTACATTGGAGGCCAGTGGACACGTGTCGTATGTGGCGGAATGCCTGGGTCTGGAACGTGAACCTGTAGGTGTAGCAGATGGCTATGAAAACCTGCACTGACAGATACGACAAGCGAATCGAGTTGCAACGCCTGCAAGGCACGGCAGACGCGGCAGGGCACGTCGACAACACGGTGGACAGCAATTGGACGAATTACGTCAACGCATTCGCGCGGGTAAAGACACGAGGCGGCCGAGAGTTCTGGAAGGTGCAGCAGGTGACGGCTGATGTCTCACACGTCTGGACCTGCCCGTATGGCCGCCTGCTGGCGGCAGCGACGCCGGACATGCGGCTGCGATATCAGGGGGACACGTATCAGGTGCTCAGCGTCGTGGACATCGATGAAGAGCATGAGGTGATCGAGATCCAGACGCGGAGGGCTGTCTGATGGTGGCTGTCGTGATGGGTGAGCGGCAAGTGAGGCGGGCACTCAGCCAGATGCGAGTCAGCGTGCAGGGGCGCATCACTCGCGCGGCACAGCGCACGGCACTATCGGGGCTGGCAAAAGAGATCAAGGCGAAGCTGCCCGGGAAATACAAGGAGGCACGGCGAGGCATTGGTTCGTCGCTGAAAAGGGGCGTGAATGGAGTGCATGTCGGAAAAGCTGGCGTCGCTGTTGGTATTCGCGGCTCACGGCGGAAAAAGCTGATGGAGAGGGCAAAGAGTCAGACGGGCGAGCGGCAGCGTAAGGGCGTCGGAGTCAGCTTCAGCAACATCCAGTGGTTCATCATGGGGACGAAGAATCGCACGCTGAAAAAAGGATCCGAGCGTGGGCCGAAAGCGGGGCATCCGACAGGCAGCATGGGCTACGATCCGCAGGTGCGAGATGTCGTTGCCAGAGCATGGGCAAGCAATCAACTGCAATTCGGAAAGACAATGCAGAAACGGATGTCCGCGCTGATCACAAGGGAGGCCGCAAAGTTGGCGATAAAAAGGATCAGGCAGTGATTACCGGACTTGTCGCACTGTTGACGGCCGAGGCCACCATCACCGCACTGGTGAGCACGAGGGTCTACGTCAACAAGGCTCCGCAGAAGGCCGCGTTGCCATACATTATTATCACGCAGCTCGGCAGCGAAGAGTTCAAAAGCCTGGACAGCACGACGTCTACATTGCGCATGCTGACGCTGGACATCGACTGCAAGGCGGATCGATTCGTGGAAGCGGAGTCGGTGGCGAACGCGGTGCGAGTCTACCTGGACGACTACTCCGGAGCAGCCGGCACGTTCACGATTGGCGCGGTGTTGATGAATTCCGAGCGGCACGATTACGAGCCGCCGGATGATGGATCGGATATTGGATTGCACGTTATCACTCTGGATCTGGACATCCAGTACCAACCATAGGGAAGGAGGGCCGCCATGGCCAAACTGAAGGTCAAGGGGACGGTGCTGGAGCAGGGCTCGGGCACAACATTTACCGCGGTGGCTCAGGTGACTGGGTTTTCGATCACCGGGATGGAAACGGAGACTTACGACGCAGACACGCTGGATGGTGCTGTCGGAATCGCGTATGACCCGACGGGCCGCGTGGAGGGCGGATCGTCGTCGTTTGATTTGCTGTACGATCCGGCGCTGGCCGGACATCAGGACATCACAGATATTGTGGTGGCTGCCGCATTGCTGACGACAGGCCTGCCGAACAAGGTCAATTGGAAAGTCAAGTTTGCTAACACGTCCAGCACCGAACTGACATTCACGTCGGCGGGCGTCGGGTTCGAGGTCACCGGTGCGATCAGTGACGGGTTGCGTGGGACCGTCACATTCAAGCATGACGGTATGCCGGTATTGCCATCATGAAATGTGTGACGATTAAGCAGCTGGACTGTGACACACACTGCGACGAGCGGCTCGTGACGGTGACTCCGTACGGGCTGCGAGTCGTGCTGGCCGGCACGCTGATCGACGAGGCGGAATGTCCGACGGCCGATTGCGTCAAGCTGGTGCGGATGGGACTGGCCGATCCAGCAGACGACGAGTGCCGTGCGGCAGTCAAGATGACTCCGGAACAGATAGCGAAAGCACAGCTGGCACAACGCAGGCTGACTGCTATGGCTCCGGAGGCGGAAGATGATGACGAGGAGGACGACGACGAATGACGCGACAGGTGGTGAGTCGTGAAGCATTTCTTGACGGGCTGAAGCATATTCCCCGAGAGGACGTGCCGCTTCCGGAGCTGGGCAACGGCACCGTGATACCGGTCTGGGGCATGTCCGCGCTGGACCGCACCAAGTACGAAAAGTCGTTCTCCGGCAAGTCAGGCAAGACGATCGATGCGAGGATCGAGCAGTTTCGCCAGCGGCTGGTGGTGGCATGTTGCCGCAACGATGACGGGTCTCCGATCTTCACCGAAGCGGACGTGGCAGAACTCGGCAGGCATCGGGCAGACGTGTTCGAGCGAATCGTGAACGTCTGTCAGCGGCTGAGCGGAATGACGAACGCAGATATAGAGGACACGGTAAAAAACTCCGAAGAGACGCAGCCCGCGTAACGGCGCTGCGTCTGGCCGAGCACGTGGCACACACGACAGACGTTGACGCGATGCTGGCACAGATGACGCCGGAGCAATTCACGGAATGGTGTGCGAAGGATCTGGTCGAGCCGATCGGACACGCGGGGACGCATGAGATTCTGTCACAGATTGCGTACATGCTGGCGGCATATCTGGGAGCGAAAGACGTGACGCCGTGGACTTACAAATACTGGCAGGAGAAGCCAGAGGACATCGCAGAGACGGACGTGGAGGTGGCAGTGATGGCGCTGGAGACGCTGGGAGCGAGACGCACACGTGGCTAGTATCGGCAATCTTGTCGTCACGATCGCGGCGAATACGAAACCGCTGGTGAGGGGGCTCGCGCGAGCACGCGCAGCGGTGACGGGGTTTGCAGCCGCTGCAGTGAAAGGCGTGGCGTCGTTGGGGGCTCTGGTGGCAGGTGCTGGACTGCTGGGAATAGCCACCGGTTTCGTTAGTTTGGCAGCCGGTGTTGAACGAACCGCGGTGCAATTTGAGGTGCTGCTGGGGTCTGCGACGGTGGCGAAAAAGCTGTTGCAGGACATTCGGCAGTTTTCCATCAAAAGTCCGTTCGGCATGACGGACCTGCAGAACGCGGCCAACGTGCTGCTAAATTTCGGCCTTACCGCTCAGCAAGTCATGCCGGCGCTGCGATTTTTAGGAGACATTGCCGCCGGGGACACGGAGAGGCTGTCACGCCTGACGCTGGCGTT